ATACTCCATCTTCCCGCGTTTGAATTCTCTTGTGTAATCAATCGGTACCCATTGCGTGTTCAGTTTGTGAACCGTTGCGATCAGCTCTTCATTCTGTACCCGCAGCGCCAGGATCTCCGCCATTAAATCTTCCATCTTGTCTCTCCTTTCTACCCCACAGCCTCTTCATATACCGTGCCGAGGCGTGTCCAGATACCAAAGTACGCGGGCTTGTAACCGATCTTGATAGTATCTTTCAGGCCTTTTTCTGTGTCTACGACGTCGCATAGGGTAACGCCTATCTGTACTGTGCCGCCCTTGATGTACGCCGGATCTGTGATAATCTGCCAGGGTAAAAGCGAAGAATCGTAAACGAGCTTAAATGCGCCCCGCTGCCGTTTCTTTCGTTCCTTTGCCAGGCGTTCTTTCTTTTCCTTCTTCGTCTCCGGCCGCAGCACCCATACCTTGCAAGGCTTCTTGTAGCCGTCGTTCTTCGGTGTGAATAGGTCGAGATCTACGCCATACTTTCCGAAGTCGCCTACGTCTTCAACGAAACCTTCGCCGAATCCTTCGACGTATAGGTGCGTTCCCTGCTTGAATCGTGGGTTCTGTGAATCTACCGCTATCGTCCGGTATTCTGTCGCGCGTTCTCCGGAACTCGTCTCCCTTGTCCCGGCCGGCGTGTTGTCCGACACGTGATAGGTGGTACACATCAATTCTCCCTGATATTCTTTGATTCTCCGGGCGTCAACATACCCGCTGCCGATAATGATTACGCCGATAAAGATCCCCGCCAGGATCCCGGCGAGAAGCAAAACCAATTTCTTATCTTTTGACATTTGCTTGTCCTTCCCTTCATTTTACGCGCGCGCGTGCGTGTGCGCGCTATGGCGTCAAGTTTGTAAAGTTATCTATCCTTCGTCGCTTCTAGCATTTCCCGATAAGAGACTTCGATCAGGTCTCCGTCCACCAGGCATATTGCTTTATCGGAATACATCTTCACGACAGATCCGACGTATAGCTTGCCGCAGCGAAGGAATTTTATCTTCTTGCCTTTGAATAGGCCTAGCCGCTTTGCCATCAGTCCCCCTTTCTCCGTCAGCCTTCCGGCGCGCCCGCAATCATTTTTTCAGAAAGGAGTGTTAAGATAAACAAAACAAAGTGTGAAGCTTTTTATGGCAACGTATGGACGCGCCGGAAGGCTGACGGATATATGTATTCGTGATGTATAAAGTGGTGCCTTATGGATCCTGCCCCCTGGAGACTTTCACAAACACGCACGACCTATACGGGAATCCGTCTTTCGTGAAGCCTTCTCTTTCGGAGCTCTCAACAAGAATATAACCTTTACGTGGCTTCGGTCTTTCGTAGTAGACGTCCATTCTGATTATCCGCTTGACCGTCTTCGGCCTCTTTAGGTTCCTTGATCCGGTCCACTGCCTGCCGGTTCCGCCTCTTTCCTTCCAGAATCTCCTTCGCTTCAGAAGGTACGAAGCAAGCAAGCTGTATTCTCCGGTATCGTCTAGCGGGTTAAAATGGACGCGGCCTTTATTCCAGATCTTCCGGATCTTCTCTTGATCCACGCCGCGGTTGACGATAAGGTGATGATGGAGCCCGCCTTTTTTGCCCCATTCCGTGATGATGATATACTTTAGGACCTTGCCGTCTTTTTGGTAGAGGTACCTGAGGCGCCGCATAAACTTTTCGCGGTCCTTCTTCGCCTGCTCTATCGTCTCTGGCCTATTGTCTTTTGTATAATCAAGGACAAGGTGGTGATCTCCTGGGTGAAAGTTTGCGTTCAGCTTAATCGTGAGCTCGCGTTCTTCTCTTCTCGCGTTGGCTTTCTCCTGCGCTTCAGCCGTCCCCTTCATAGCCGGAAGCCTATTCTCTGACTTCACATTCCATCTGGGCGCCTGGTATTGCTCCAGTATAATCGTCCTCCCCGCCTTTGTTACTGCTTGTATGTATGGCATAGGGTTAAGCCCTTTCGTCGTTATATGAATAACTTTAGCAAGTCTCAAAGGGATCCGAAGATCCCCGAAAAATTCTCAAAAATCCTTTACTTTCATATAAGAAAGTGGTATAATAATAAATGATGAATCATTCCTACTAAAGGCGGGCGTTGTCCCGCCTCTCCCTTTTTATTTAGAAGGATTTCCTCTGATAATCTTTCCGCCACATCGGAAGCACTCTTCGTGCGGCGAAAGATACCAGTCCTTATGGCCGTTCTCACATTCCAGAATCAGAAGCCCTGCCGTGATCGGCGTGTCTGTTCCTATATAGCGGTCCAGGTCGTGGGAATGATCTACCATTCTTACCCTCCGATAAACAAAAGAAGCACCGCAACAGCGAAAAGCGTCAGGGCGCACGCCGTATCAACAAGCATTTCTTTAATCTCTTTCCTGCTCATAGGGTACCTCCGCCGTATTCCGACAACGTGTTCTGAAGCTGCATTGTGAAAAGACTTAACTCCGAGAGAATGTTCCTTCTCGTCTCGTCGGAGACGTCCTCGATCCCCAGATTGACTACCACGTGTGCGCCGTCAGCGGCCAAAAGTTCCCTTCTGTACTCTTCCATCTGTGTTATCCCTACTTCCTGCATTGTGTGAATCCTCCCTTAATCGTAAATATAGTTTTTACCAAACAGCACCCGGAATTCGTCGCGGTCGCCGTATGTGTTCTCGTATGCTTCCTGGGCTTCTGCCTGGATCTTTTCTCTCACTTCCGGGTTGACGTGTACTGCGTCTTTTCCGAATATATGGCACCGGCTGTGGCAAAGTCTGACCTTCAAGCCGTACTTTTCGGATAGCTTCTTGTTCGGCCCTCCGAATACGTGGTGCCAGTCGAGCGGATCTCCGCAGCCGTTACGCCCGCAAAGATAACAAGATTCTCCGTCGTGTAGAATTGATCCTTTCATAAGCCGCCTCCTACTCTGTACTTCTTCTCTGATATATGGCGTCTACGATCTCCGGTATGAAGTAGTAGCGCCCGTCAATTTTTGTGCAGCCCCATTCTTTCAGCTTCCTTCTCGCCACCGCGTCGGATATAGGTCCGTACGCTTCAGCGAAGCCCTGCCTTGTGATGAAGGCTAAACCGTTGTTTCCTCTCTGAAGCTCTGCCTTGATTGCTTCCTTTGTTAATTCCATACGCGCCCGCCTTTCCGGCTCTTCGTTTCGCGCGCCTCAATGTACTTAATCATATCCCTTATCATTCCTTGCGCCACAAATACTCTTAACTCGTCTGGCGTTCCGTAGTTGCAGCCGTACCTGATCTTGCTCTCCTTGAAGATCCTTTCTCTGTCCGGATCTTGAAGGATATCCTGGAGCTCGATCAGCTTTTGCTTTACGTTTCGCATAGTGAATCACCCCTTTACCATCGACAAAGATTACCGGCCTTGAATAGTCTCTTCCTTCCACGATTGCTTTATGCCCCGCTGCCGTTAGGCTCTTGACCGCCTCGTCGATCTGCCTTTCGAAGTCCGGCCCCGTCTGGTGAAATATCAGTTTTACCATTTTTCTTGCTGCCTTTCTCGCTTCTCTATCTGACCGCTCTACTTTTTGTAGACTTCACGGGTATAATAAAAAAGTCCTGTGGCATTTGATAAAGTCTTGATAGTTTTTCGATCTCCGGAATTCCTGGCGAAGCCTTTCCTTTTTCCCAGTTAATGATAGTCTGCCTAGATACTCCCATTTCTTTTGCTACGTCCGCTTGCGTCATTTTCGCGTTTACGCGCGCCGCTTCCATACTGATCTGTGGTGCGTCTGCCATATTTTCACCTCCTTCTTGACTATCTTTTGCCTTATTATAACTCTACTTTTTGTAGATGTCAAGACATTTTGTAAACTTTTTTTGCTTTTTGTATTGAATTGCTCTACAATGTGTGTTATTCTATACTTGTAAGATATGGAAAGGAGGTGGTTTTGTGGGTGATGATGTTTACAAAAAAATATTTTCTCGCAATCTCCGTTATTATATGAACCAGGCCGGGAAAAGCCAGATTGATATTATAAACGATCTCGGTATAAACAAGTCCTCTATCTCTACGTGGGTTAATGGTACACGCCTTCCCCGTATGGATAGTGTCGAGCTACTCGCGCAGTATCTCGGTATTAAAAGGTCCGACCTGATCGAAGATAAGGGCGCGCTCCGCCCCGCCGCCCCTTCTTTTTCGTGTTCTCCATCTGAACAGCTTCTCGTAGAGCATTATCGCGCTGCTGATCCGGGCACGAAGTCTGCAGTAAATAAGCTGCTCGATATATCGGGGGAAGACGCCGCCGGTATGTCGGCCGGTTAAGGAATGTTCTTTATGTAGATTTCCGAAAGGAGTGATACTATGAATATCGCTATACTTGTTGTGCTTCTATTTATTCCATCTTGTGTTGTGTGGTTTCTGAAGTTTAATTCCCGATCCGTTAGGTTTCCTGGGTGGATTTCCGATTTCTTCGGAGACTTTCGGCGAAATGATATTGAATCGTGTCGGTATGCAAAGTTTGAAAGTAAAGAACATTCTTTGTTTTACAGCCAGTGCCGCGGACGCTATATCGTACTTTGCGAGATTTTCGAGAGGCAAAGCGACCTACTCGCAGTTGCTCTGATATATATCGTTGTTGCCGGTCCGCTTGCGTTTAGATATAGTAGTCGCCTTCTTCCTTTTCTTGTTGCCGGATCTTTCCTGCTTGCGCCTGCCGTTGCTTTCGCTCTACATCGGCTCGTATATCGCGGCCAGTCTCAATGCGAAAAACTCTCGACGTACGAACTGGACGAATGGCTTCAGACCTACCCGAAGGAAGAATGGCTTGACAGCATTTCTGCCTACTTTGAGAAATGCTCCGGATATATTCACACGCGCGCCAGTGTGAATATTGTATGCGTTGTCATTGTATCTATTCAGGCCGTCGCCGTTTACACTTTCGAAGGAGCTTTGCTATGAAGAAGTATGAATATAGGAAAACCTTCACTTTCGAAGGGCGTAGATATGCTGTCTATGGGGATACACCGGAAGAGGTTGCCGAAAAGAAGGCGCTGAAGCTGCGCGACCTGGAGGAATCCCGTGTTATACTGAACCGATCTACTACCGTCAAGGAGTGGGCGAAGATCTGTATAACTACCTATAAAGTGAATGTGTCGGAGAAATCCCGTAAGAATACAGAAGGACTACTTGAAAATCATATTCTCGATCATATAGGGAATATGACAATATCGCAAGTGAAGCCCGTTCATTGCCAGGGGATCTTAAATGATATGGCCGGAATGAGTAAAGATATGATAGCGAAGGTCCATCAACTCTTGAATCTGATCTTTAAGACGGCCAGGGAAAATCAGTTAATCATCAATGAACCTACGTCCGGTATTGTGCGTCCGGAAGGATCTGTCTCTCATAGAAGGTCTATCACCGACGAAGAGAGAAGGGCTCTTCATAAAGTCTGCGAGGATCCGAAGTATATTCCGTTTCTGTTTATGCTTTACTGTGGGTGCCGTCCTGCGGAGGCTCTGAAGATCCGGTCGAACGATATATCTCCGATCGAAGACGTTATGGCTCTTCATATCCGGGGAACCAAAACTAAAAACGCCGACCGGTACGTCCCGCTGCCGCTTGACTTCCTATCGTATGTCAACGAAGTATCTCCTGGAGGCTTTAATCTGTTTGCCGAAAGGAATGGTGGTGGAGAACACACCGAAGCTACCTTCCGTTGGTTAGTCCATTGTCTTAAAAGAGATATGAACCTCGCTATGGGCGCCAGGACTTATAGAAACCAACTGATACCCCCGCTGCCGCTTGCTGAAGATTTTACTCCGTACTGTTTGCGCCACACATACTGTACGGATCTAAAAAAGGCAGGCGTTCCCCTTGGGATTGCGAAGGACTATATGGGGCACGCTGATATAAGTATGACGGCTAACATATATTCCCATTCCGATACTGATACTTTTCTTGCCGGCGCAAGGTGTCTGGGTATCAAGGGTAACACATCGGGTAACACATTTAATTGTCCGAAAACGTCCTAAATCGTCATATTTTTATAGAACGTCTGTTCATTTGTAGAGAAAACATAAGCCTTGCAAGTAACGTATTTTCGGTACTTTGCAAGGCTTTTTTGTTTAGTGCCCCCGCCGGGATTCGAACCCGGAACGGCCCCTTAGGAGGGAAAGGTTAAGTGACGCATTTCCGGCCTTTAGCGCATAGGGTGTCACACCGGGTATCACATCTGTTTTATTTTTCTACCATTTTACTTTCATTTTTCCGATCTGTCAATATCCAAAAAGCCCCGGCGTACTCGCCGAGGCCCCCTGGTGGAAGAAAATCGATGATTAAGAAATCGCCTTTTTGAACTTTTTCCAACGTGCGTTCCCTTTGCCGGCCATCGGTGCCGGGCAGCACTTCCCGTTTACGTCCCAGTGTCGAATGATCGTCTTTGCGTTTGGGCAGTAATACTGAATATACTTTATCAGTTGTGCTGTTGCCGCCTGCTGCTTTGCCGAGGCGTCCCCGGTCAGGGCGCACAGCTCGATCGATACGCTGTTTGAATTCAAGCACTTCTGGTAGTAGAGTGCTGCGTCTCCGGATCTTGTGAAGAATCCGCCCACGCTCCAGGCCGTGCGGTTCATCGGAATAGATCTCACGATTTTTCCTTCTTTGTCTACGAAGAAATGTGCTCCGGCGCTCCTTTGGTTACCGTTTTTGAAATACAGACCGTTACCACGGGCCGTGTCCTTTGTTCCCGAAGTGTAATGAATAACGATATAGCGCACGTTCTCTTTGTTTCTTTTGGATCCGTACGAGATCGACTTCGCCCGTATATCCTCATATCTGATCTTCGGTGCAGCCATTTACTCACCCCCAGTATAATCTACGTCGTCGAAGTCTCCGGCTGCGATCTGCTTGTCGTATCTTTCCTTTACGTCCAGATACTCCGGATCCGTCTTCTCGTAGAAATTCGTTGAGATCTTCAGGAGCACTCCGAGGAAGGTATCGATTGCTGTGATCGTTCCGACAATCTGCTCCGCATAGGGAAGTCCCCAGATCTGCGCCAGTGTGAAATAGAGTGTTGCGACGGCCGGAAGTACGATCTGCGCGATATACTTCAGGACGTCATAAGTCTTTCCGCTCATTGTGAATCCTCCTTTTGTTTATTTCAACGGGACTATCCCGTCGTTATCAATAGCTAGGATCGATATAATCGTGGTTTTGATCCTTCGGCGGTTTTGACGGAAGGGCCTTTACCTTGTCCATTAAGAGTTTTGCTGTTCCGTTCCCGCCCATTTTCTCGTATGGTTCGAACATATACTTTTCAATATCTTCGATTTCTTCTGTCGTTACCCAACCTCTACGAAGACAAGTCTTGCAGCTCATTTTAATTGCCATAAACAATACGCACTGAATAGCCGCCCGCTCGATCGACTTCTTTGACCGTCGGTCAGACATAAAGGACCAAAATCCCATTGATCCGAAAATACTCACCAATATTGTTATGCAACCCGTCACCCAGTAATTCATATCCATTACTATATCTCCTTTTCAATTTGCACGTTCTCCGGATAGTTGTCTTCGAAACTCTGGAAGCCCGTCATAAGGAGAAACGCTACGTCTTCTGGTACCTCTGCTTCGATGAATGAATCTCCATCTTTTATCTGAAAGTCTATCAGATTCTTTCTCTTCGTGGCATAATTCAGGAAAGCATAGAAGAGAGCCGACACACCGGCGCAAACTATATCCTTTCCGGCTTCAGCATAACCGGCGTGTCCTTTTATCTCTACTCTGAATCCCGCTGCCTGCTTAATAATAATCTTCATATCACACCTGCGCCATCTGTCTTGTACGGTTCTTTGCGTTCTCTAACATTTCCGACCGAGGCTTCGCGCCGCCGAGATTATCCATATCTACCTTCGCGCCTTCTTCCCTGGATCCTTTCACGTTTCCTGGTGATACCCCCGGTGCTACTGCCGTGCCTCCGAGCATTGCCTGGAGCTGTGCGATCTGCTGCTGCATTGCCATACACTGTTGATACAAGGTCCCGTTCTGCTCGACCTTCTGCATAATCTTTTCTTTGCCTTCAAACTCCATCATATCAAGGCAAGCAAGCGAGGCGTCAGCGTTTCCTGGTGCGAAGAATCCCTGGCCGTAGAACTGAAGTGCAAGCTCGTTCTGGCTCATTCTCGAATAGGTGCTCTTCTTTGCTGCCGCCACCGATACGTCGAATACTGGCTGTTTCTCTCCGAGATCGACGCCGAAGTCTTCTCCTTGTGGAATTGCCCTCATAGTATCGTTTGAAAATACTCTGAATTCCTGGTCGCCCTTCTCTCCGAGGATCCGGAACTTGCGCGGCTCGTCGTAAAACTGTCTGATAAGCTCGATCACAAGCTCACATTCTTTCTTGAAGGATCTGTATGTTGCCTTTATCATATCTCTCGATAACTTCGATCCTGCTTCCTGGAGCGCTGCGATTGCCGTCGCTGCTGTTACGCCTGATTGAGTGGAGCCCTGCGAAAAGTCTCTATTTCCTGAAGTCTCCTTCAGCTCTTCGATCTTATGCTGAAGGACGTTCATATTTGCTGCCGACGGCTCGATCTGATTGAATGGCACTATCCCGTCAGGGTTTCCGGAATAGTGAATCAGTTCCTTCGTCCAATCGTTGAACTCTTCTTCGTTTACTCCGGCATTATCCGAAATGAAGTATCTTGCCTTCGAAGACTTGACCGACGTATCAAGGATCACCTGGTTCATTTTATCTATATACATCTGCGGATCCCGCATAATGTCAATGTAACCGAATCCGGCCGGACTGCCTTCCTGGATAAAGAGTGAATCTAAAACGAAAGGATATTTCCCGTGATCGTAGAAGCCGCGCTCTGCATAGTCCGGATCGTTCTCTGAAGCATATAGAATAACGTCTCCTACGAACTTACAGTAATGAAGGACTTCTCTCGTTCCATTGTCTCTTTTGTAGTACCAATCGATAACCGCCGTCTTTTCTCCGTCGTCTACGGCGTCCTGGCACACATACTGTGTCAGATCGATTTCCTTGTTTCCGATAACCGCTGCCGCGTCCGGATAATTCTTTCTCAAAATATCGTTCGAAACAAGTTGCACGTGGAACACGTTTTCGGAATCCTGAATGTCTGAAATGCCCGGCTCCCAGAAGAGGTTCAGAAGGTCGATCCGTCTTATATCTACGTCTCCGAGGCCGTTATTTTTTCTTGAATTCCAACCTACGATCTTTGCTGAACAGCCTTGCTTTAACTTGTACCACGCGGAATCTGAATATACTTGCTCGTAATCGTTATACTCCAGGATAACCGGAAGGATTGCCGTCAGGGTTTTTGCTGTCGGATCGTCTGATTCTTCACGCGGTAAAACCATCGGCTCCGGATAATTGTCCATCATATCGGCGTGCTTATTGTTTATTGAGTTATGAAGCCAGGCACTCACCGGCTCTGCCATATGTTTTGCGTCTCTGTCTTCTTTGCTTTGACTTATCCCCCAGTGACGGAGTTTCCACCATTCTTCATTATTCCGGATCCGTCTTTCGAGCTCTCCTTTGTAATCTTTATACTTGCGGAGCTTGTCGCGTGCGATCGAAAGATCTTCTGACGTTAGGTTCTTTAACGCCATTTCCTCTTCCTGGTTTTCTTCTTCGTTCTTTTCTTCTTCCTTCGCTTCTTCCGCCAGGTCCTCGATCTGCTCGACTTCCTCGTTCTTTTTTCTCATTGCTTTTCTTCCTCCTAGAAGTTGTAGAATCTGGTTACGGCTTGCCGCTGATTCAGCGGATCGTCGTAGTCTTTCGGTTTCGTGAAGTGTTTACGCGGCGAGATAGGGTTTGCCATTAAAACATAGCGGCACTCGTCGTATATATGATCCTCCGTGTTTGTGTCAATGTCCTCGACGTTCGATTCATCATACACAAGCGAAGGTATCGTTCTGATAAAGTGTTTGCACGTATTGAAGATCTGAAACATCGGCTCTCCGTTTTCGTCGAAGGCGAACCGGTAGTGGTATTGCATTTTGCCGGCGAGACGATTGTTTTCTCCCGGCATAAACTGAATGTAGTTCGGGTGCTTGCACATAATGTCTGCTATACTCTCACCCCTTGACGTGTCCCAGATTGACGGATCCGCAATACCTATAACCTTATGGCCTCTTATGTTTGGATCCTCTTCTTCTATTGCTCTGATATTAGCTGCCTGCCTTGCAGGATCTAGCTCTAGTCCCTTGTTTGGCTCTCCGGTGCACCCGTAATATTCACGGATCCGATATATCTTCCCGTTAGGATCTGCTGTGTACCAACCGACCGAGAAAGGTTTTGCATATCCGAAATCGTACCCGCGCCAGATGTTCCAGTATAACGGCACCTCGAAAGGTTCGATAACGTGCGTCCATTTTCTGTCTACGTAATGTTCCGGATCGTTTACCCACTCTCTGAAAACCTGACCGCCGAACGAATCCCAGTTGCCATAAAGAAGGGCTTGTCGTTGTGCCTCCGGCAGCATTGCCAGGGATCCGATATAGCCAGGATCGTTTTCAAGAAGGGCCTTGTTGTCAAACACTGTCGCCGGTATGAAGGTTCTGTCCTTCTCTACCGTTATAATCTCGCCCTCCGGCGTTGCGACTTCCTGCTTCTCTACAATTCTTGTTTCCGGTGGTGCTGCTGTTATGAATCTATCTTTTATCCAGGCGTGGCCTATCCCTCCAGGGTTTGCCGTCGCTCTGATATAAGCTATGGTTCCTTTTCCCGTCGGACGGTTTCTGGAAAACATATACGAATACTCGTCCCAGGTGAAGTGTTCTAGCTCGTCGAAGCCTACAAAATCGAAGGCTTGTCCCTGATACTTTTCGAGATCCTTTACGTGCTGCATATTACCGAAAGTGATCGTCGCTCCGGACGGAAAGGTCCAGGTGTGTTCTGTCGAGTTGTACTTTGCCTTCGGTGAAGCCTTCTTGTAGAGGTACCTTGACCGTGAGACAAGCTCTCTCGTTTGCGGGAATGTTTTTCGAAATATGATCCCCTTATAGTGTGGTATATGGATCTGCCGCAAGGCCTCTGTCAGCATAGCGTCTGTCTTGCCGCCTCCGGCAGCGCCGCCATATAAAACCTCATATTCACTGCGCGCCTGAAACGCTGCTTGTCTCGCTTGTGGTTTCCACGGTGTTTGTTGCTCCATTTACCGGCTCCCTCTGTGCTATCATCAAGAAATCTGTGATCTCTTCTATGTCTTCGCGTTCGATCAGCTTTTCCTTCCATACGTCCGGCTTTCTATTCTTCAGCCAGAATATCTGCGCTCTGACGTCCGGCTTGTTGTACTTCTTCACCGTTATTATCTCCGGCCTTGTCTCTCCGCCCGGATCCCTTGTCATAACCACGCGCTCTTCTTCCGAGTAGAATCCGACCGCCCTTCTGTATAAAGCGTTCTCGACGCGAATATCTGCAACCTCTTTCCCCTGCTCTATGGCTTCCTTTAATTCCGGGTGCTTGTTCTTATAGGTGTTTAATGTCTGACGGCTGATTCCGAGATTTTGCGCTATGTCGTCAAGGGTGAGGCCATTCCTGGCCCACCCCTCGATAACGTCTAGCTTCGGTTGTACTATCTCTTCATACCGTGATTTTCTCGCCATATTAAGCCTCGAATGGTTCTCCCGTTATTTCTTCGTACTCTTCCGGTGTCAGTGTGCCGAGCTCCGTCAGTCTGTGAAGCTGCTCCTTCGTGCAGCCTCCGCGCTCATATCTTTTCTTGTACTTCTCGAAATACTTTGAATGTTTCATTGTTTACCCTCCTATCTTTTCTTCGAGCTCTGTGAGCCGAATATCCATATCTGTCATATCCTGATCCTTTTCGATCAGATCGATTTCAAGATCTGTAATATTCTGCTCTAACTTTTCCGGTGTCATTCTGTCTCTTACCTCTTTTAGAGGCGTGCAAAAGATCTGTTTCATAGGTCCTCCTTTATGAGAACGAGAATCCGTAGTCTTTACAGTACACCCGTTCTGTTGCTGCGCTCTTTGTGATTGTTACTCTCACCGCCACGCCGAAGTCTGCCTGCGGCGTGTTTGTGAATTCATATACTTCGTTCGCCGTTACTGCTGACGTTGCGTCTTCCCACGTCGGAGATACTGCGTTCGCGTTGTTTGTAACCTCGACCTTTAGTGTCGGACTTCCGGTCTTCACGTAATCAATAACGAAATGGATCTTCTCTGCCGCCGCGTCCGTCGTTATCGCGTCCGAGTAGAACTGAAGTTTATCGTATAGTTTCGTGAAGGTCCAGGTCCTCGAAGCTGTCTGCGATTCCGCGTTCGTTGCCGTGATGTTTAATGTGTGCTGCGTTTCGTCTGCCAGGTTATCCCAGGACGAAAGATCGAACGTAATATCCGAATCGAGCGTGACACCGGTTCTTGTCTGCGTCGTCTCATTGTCGATCTTCTCCACTACATTTACGGTTGTTTCCGCCGTATCTGATACCTGGTATGTGAGAGAAGGCGTGATCCAGATGTTGCCCTTGTCTTCGTCGGATCCACTGATCGATACTTCGGAATTAACGCGCGTGAATGTGATGTTTACCGTCGTCGTCGCGTTGTTTGAATCCGTGGCTGTAATCGTTATCGTGTGCGCTCCGGTTGCAAGGCTTCTGAAATCCGAATTACTTATCGCGTAATTATAGGTGATTGTCTGATCCACTGTGAAATCCGATACCACCGTCGTTCCGTCAAGCTTTATGTTCGCTGTCACTGTGTCACCGTCTGCGTCCGTGATTGAATAATCGATCCCGAATCCTTTGTTCTTGTCTCCGAGAGCTGTCGAATCTACGGTGATTGTTGGCGAAGCGTTCCACTCGATCACATACGATCCGTCCGGCTGTGTTGAAAGCATAACAGAAGACGAAAGCACATAAGCGGGCGAGACGCCACGGTACCCGCTGTAAGCGTTGCCGCTGTTGAGGCTGCCGTCGGTGTTCACAATCCGCGCAATGTACGAGTAGCCGGAGTAAGGCGTACGAAGCCACCAAAGCCAGGGCGACGTCGCGCCAGTATAATTTCCTTCTGCTCCCGGTAAAAGATTTTTAAGTCTTCTGGCGTTTGTGTTGTCCGCCTGATAAAATGCGTATATACTGCCTTCTGCTACGTTGTTTTCGTTTGCCAGGCCTACCTCTGTTGTTGAAAGAAGGAATAACTTCGAAGATACGCTCTCATAACCGCCGCCATCTGTGACGGTATTCTTTGCTGTCACTTTCGATACGGTCTGAAGCGCCGCTTTAAGGTCTGCCGAAAAGTTTGAAAGGAATCCGGCTTCTGTGTCGTACGGATTGACCGGTGTTCCCGACTGCGCCCAGACGTTCGAAGAATCCGGCTTCTGATCTGCGGTGTGCTGCGCCGTGTACCAGGCGTTAGCTGCGCCGTCCGAATTAAGCCACTGTAAAAGGTTCGAATATAGGTATCTGTTGTTGCCGTAATTCTGTCTGTTTGAATCTGAATTGTTCGGTTCCTTCGCGTCGAAACATTTCAGCGTAATAATATCCTTTGCTTCGAGTGACGTCGTTCCCTGGCCGTCGTGGTTATGTCCAAGTACGCGCCACTGCAAGGTATTTCCGTTATATGTTGTTCCAGTGTCTTTGATGATTGCGCCGACCTCTGCGTCTGACAGCGGCTTTTTCGTTGGTCCCTGCCACTCGATAACGTATGCTCCGTCTGAATCCGGCGTATCTGAAACCTTCACAGAAGACAAAAGCACATAAGCGGGCGAGACGCCATAGTACCCGATGTAAGCGAAGCTGTTGTTGAGGCTGCCGTCGGTGTACACATGCCGCGCATGGTACGAGTTGCCGGAGTTAGGCGTACGAAGCCACCAACGCCAGGCTGAAGACGTGTTGAAGCTTCCGCTGCTATAATCGGATTCTGATACCGCCTCCGCCGTCGGATATTTCTTCCTTCTATCGTTTGTGTTGCTTGCTGAATAATACGCATAGATCGTACCTTCTGCTATGCTGTTTTCGTTGGCAAGGCCTACTTCCGTTGTTGAAAGAAGAAAGACTTTACTTGCTACACTTTCGGATCCGCCGCCATCTGTGACGGTGTTCTTCGCTGTCACCTTCGATACCGGCTGCAAGGCTGCCTTTAACTGCTCCGAAAAGCCGTTCAAAAAGCCCGGCTTGTTTGTGTATGCGTTATAGTTTGTGTCTGTATCTTTTGTTGTCGGCGCCTGGTCGTACTGGTGTTTTGCGGAATACCACTCACCCGCTGCCGCGTCTGAATTAAGCCACTGTAACAAATTCGAGTAAAGGTACCTATTGTTTCCGTATGACTGACGGTCTGAATTCGGGTTGTTTGGTTCCTTCGCGTCGAAGCACTTCAGGGATATAATATCTCTTGCCTCTAACGAAGTCGTGCCCTGGCCGTCGTGGTTGTGCCCCAGTACGCGCCATACTATCGTCGCGTTATTGTACTTTGTGTTCGTGTCCTTGACGAGCGTTCCCGCCGGGAGCGTCGAAAGTAGTTTTGACATCGTTTTCCTCCTTTGGTTTGAATAATTCATCAAAAAGCCTATCCATCGACCGTATCAGATAGTAGGTGTCACCGCGTATAGCGTGCGCCCTCCACCCGTTGTGCGATTGTTTGGCGGCTTCTAGTGTCATTTTGCCTTCGTGGTATAGCTTCGCCATCTTCCGGAGCTTCTTCTTGTGCCTTACTATGCTTTTATGTGCGAGGCGCTGAATAACTTTTCCGGTGTCTGTTACATAAAACCTGAACCCAAGAAAGGTAAATCCTTGTTTCATTGTGACGATCTTCGTCTTCTTCTGGTTTAATCTCATTCCCCAGGCTTCCACCCATTCTTCGATTCTGTCTCTGCAACCTTTCAGATACTCTTTATCGTCGCTGATGATGAAGAAGTCGTCCATATATCTTACGTAACATTTAGCGTGTAGTCTCTCTTTTATCATATGATCGAGGCCGGATAGCGCCAGGAGCGCGTCGTTTTGCGAAAGCTGATTGCCTAGCGGTTCGCCGCGGCCTCCTGGTATTGAGGCGTGTATATGTTTAATCAGGCCCAGGATCTTTTCGTCTTCGAATCTTGTTTCGTAGAAATCCTCTACGATCTTATGCGGTATCGAATCGAAATATCCTTTCATATCGCATATCAGGATATATCCGTTTACGCCGCCTTTTCTTACTTGCCTTCGTAAATAGTCTTTGCATTTCTTCAGCGCGAAGTCTGTTCCCTTTCCCTTCAGGCTCGCGCAGTTTGTCTCTACGAAGGTCTTTGTGATAATTGGTGTGATTATCTCGTCCATTAAACATTTTTGGACTACACGGTCGTGATACTTGATTGACTTTATATCTCTAACCTTCCCGCGTTCGTTTAGTGTAAAACAGTTATAAGGACTTAACCTATATTCTCCAGATTCTAAAAGATCCTTCAGTGCAAGCGTGCACTCATAGCCCCTTATGTCGTAGATTGCGACAGATTCTTTCCATCGTTTCCCCTTCCGGCAGTCCTTGTGGGCTCTGTATAGGTTGTCAAAGTCGCATAATATCGAGTAATCGTCTTTATCGTTCTTCATAGCAATAACCGCGCTTGTCACACCGCGGGCAGGTCGCAAGGTGGCGCGGCAGCACTTCGCTTCCTTTTGCCTATGCCTCTACCTCATAGGGTAAAGGTGTCGGTGATCGTTGTTTCGCCTCTGCGAGGCCAGGGCACGTCCTCCTTATGTGGCGTGGGGTTCTGCGTTCAGTGTCC